TGGCGACAGCGTCGATGATACCATAGAGACAGCGGGCTGTGAGCAGGGGATTATTGAACCCCTAGTTGCCCATGTTCCTAAAATTGACTCTACTTCAGGGGATGAAATGGACCCTGATATGCCCAATGTGTATCATCAATTAGGCAATGGTTACGGGGATGTTTATTTGTATTTTACAATAGCCTTTTCTGGGGGCTATGGCGGTGGCGGTACGACAGGCATATCTAATGTCTATGTTAAAGTCCAACCTGCTGGTTCAGCAGACGATAGTGTCACAGATGTTGCCGCTATGTCATTTTCGTCCGCACCGTTTGGCTCTCTCCCGGGCGAGAACCCACGCACGGGAGTCTATAGAGTAAAGTTAGGGACCGTTGTTGAAGATGAGCCTATTAAACAATTCGTTTCGACGGACGTTTATTTTTCTGTTCTTCAGATGGACCGACGCTCCCAAGATACTGACTACCGGTGTACAGCACCTGCATTCAATGCAGATACACACGGCGATGACACGGATACACCCCTAAAAAAAGGGTATAAAATAGTTAAACCGGCATCATCGAGCCGATTTGTAGACGAACATTTTGAAGTTTGTTGGAAAGAAGTTATCTATGATGAGAGTGGGGGAATAAGGTCCACTAGTGCTACTAAGACCTTGAGCATGTTAACAGCGGGGGGCACAGCATCGAATGATGCAATTACTTCAAATCGTTTTGAAGTGACTTTTACAGAAGAGACCGATTACGTTCAACTTCAGGATATAAAATTTCGTTGTTGGCCTACTGACCCCTTGTCGTCGTTTGGGGGCGACATACCGACATTCCCCTCCTGATGCCTTTAGAGATTACACCACTCCCTGAAGACTCTCCAGAGAGTCCGCCCCGCACTCAAGGATATATTGATGGGGATAATATCCCGTATGAAAACCCTGAAATAAACCATCGTCCCCACCCCTTCGCATTGATCCACGGAGAGGATGGGCCCCTCATTGCTTTTGGTCAATTACAGTATAGATTTGATACTCTTCGGGTTTATCAGCAACTCCAACACCCAAATGTAGTCGATGAGGCTATCCCTTCGACAGGTAACAAACAACCCTTAGACAACATCAGCATAATTGACGCCTCCCAAGACAAGATCATGGGTGTCAAATCTGTAATCCCCACAATAAATTCCCCATCGGGGGCAGCTATGGGAGCGGAAATGCCTTTTGTATACCACCAGCTGGATGGTTATGGTGATGTATACTTGAATTGGAAAGTTAAGTTAAATGCGGCTTCTGACCAGAGCCGGATTTCTGAATGTTATGTTTCGACTACAGACATAACTGGGGGCAACCCCACTTCGTCGGCTATTCAATCTACGAGGGATTTTGATGACGCGGGGCTTACATATTTTAAAGAAGCCCCTCTTTTTATTGAGACAAACAGATTTACAGATTCCTACTCTACTAGTGCAGCAACTTTCACAACTCCGTCTGGTCATGCTCCTCCCGACCAAGAAGGAGTCTACAGTGTTAAATTAGGGCAGGTCAAAGACCCCGCCCTCGTTAAACAGGCTATTGACGAGGCCGAAACTGAGCTTGAACTAGCACAAGCCCTCGGAGATCAGAGGGTTAAGCAGTATGTATCCAGCGATGTAGTTTTCTCGTTTTTGGTTTTGATCAAACATTTGGAGTCTTTGTCGGTAGGCTCTGGTGCTGGAAATGCGTGGATTACTGATTTAGTAAGCACGACGGGGAACAATTCAAGAAATGGTAACATAGCCGACCCGGCCCCCGAATCTTGACCCTTAACCCTGCATCTGGTAGGTTGGGCTATGGCCACATTGACGGTTCAGGGGGTAACAGATTCCCTCAAAGAAGTTGCTGGTTCACGCGGAGCAACAGACGACCAATTCAGAAAAGAACTGAATCTGGCCCTCCCCCGCCTTTACAATATGGGGATGTGGAGGGATCTGCTCTTTGAGCATGTAGTAACGACATCGTCCACGACTTTTACTATCCCCGATAGCGCGGAGTCTATTATTTCTGCTGTACTAGACCCTGATTCCAGCACGACTGATTATTCATATCCGCAAGCAGTAAAAGCGCAGTTCTACGACTATAGGCTTTTCGGGCGCGACGATGACGGGGATGTCATGCAGGCAGTGGGGATCGTGGATGACGGGTATTCGGCCACCGTCGAAGAGCCCGTAGCGGGTAAGACTTATTCCTTGAAGCTGCAACCGATCAGCCCTGCTACAACGATCCCCGCATCAGGAAAGGTCCATGTAACTTTTTCTGATGGGACGGGCATTTCCTCACCAACCGCAGATCATACAGTATCTATGGGGGGTCAGTTTACTTGTGGAGGACAGGCCAGCCTTACAACCACCACTACGAGCATCACCAGCATCAGTGAGATCCGCGTTGGAACGACTGAACTGTCTGCTCCTGTCAAGCTCACTTGGGAAGAAGAAGGTTCCTCGACTTCGCTCGTAGCGGCCAATGATCTCCAACAAGCCAACCAAGTTACCCGTTACCGCCGCTATCGGGTTTCTAATAATGACTCCGACACAATGGCTTTGCGGCTACTGCTCAAGAGAAAGTTTAAACAACTGTTGAGTAGCACCGATGTTGTTTTTGTCTCAAGTCTAAGCGCAATTAAACACGCCCTACTAGGCACCACTGCCGAAGACAATGCGGATTTAGAGCGCGCTAATTATCATTGGGGTGTTTGCCGCGCTATTCTTGATGAGCAACTAGACGCCCATCGCGGTGCGGCGAAGCCCGTCGTAAGATTTGACCCCTCTGGTGTGGGAGCCTTCACCAGCAACATGATGTAACCCCTAATCTAATGATCGAATACATTACAGAAAACGCAGAGCAACTCCTGCAAATCGCCGCCAGCGTTATCGCGGTGGCCTCACTCGTCGCCACCCTGACTCCGAACGAGTCGGACAACAAATGGGTCCAGCGCATTTCAGGCGTCATTAGCTGGCTCGCGCTCAATGTGGGCAAGGCTAAGTCCAAGTGAAGACCTTCTTTCGTTTTTTAACCGCTGCTCTACAGGCTTATGTCGAACATATCAGGTGGCAAAGAGACAGGTATATCGACGGGCTGGAAGATCGTCTTGATGCACTGGCCGCTGACGGTTCTGCTGATAGCAAGCTGCGGATCGAGCGAGTCTCGAAACGCCTCAAGCGCGAACGCGAGCGCATTATACGATCCGCCGACGATCACTCTGATCGAGGGGAAAACGTATGAGTTCTGCGAGGGTAGTTTGGTGGGTCGGAAAGACCACAAGTTTCACAGCGACTACAGTTATCGTCGTGCTGTGATCATCGGGGAGAAGTAAATGGACACTAAGTTTCTTATATCTCTAGGGGTTGGCCTCGCTGTTCAAGCGGCGGGCATCGTCTGGTGGGCTAGCAAGCTCCAGAGCGAGGTGCAACACAATGACTTCCAGATCCAGATGATTGCTAAGGACGTTGAGAAGCACGCTATCTTCGTCCGTGATTGGCCTGCCGGAAAATGGGGGAGTGGATCTTTGCCAGACGATGTGAGGCAGAACCTTAAAATCGGAGAGCTGGAGCAACAAGTAGACCAGATTATGGCCAAGCTCTACAACCGT